TGTAGCATTATTGATCAAATAACCACCAGCAAAGATTGACGCAATATATGGTCCGCCTGTGCTTGATTTAATTTGATATTGAATGTCCGTTCCAGCGGGATGAGCGACAGGAACAGTGTACGGAATGTTAAAGATTTGCACAAACGGAGACTGCGCTAACACAGTTGTGTTCCCATTTGTTGTGTAGTTATAACCATTTTCTTGGATAGTTGCACCAAGGTTAAACTTATTATACTCAGCAAACGTCATATATGCGCTGGATGTAAATCCGATTGATGCGTTGGCTTGGATATAAGTAAGATAGAAGGTATAGCCAGCTGGAACTGTGTAAATGGACATTTGTGTTTGTCCAATACCAGCATTGATCTGAGCGTATAATGTGCCGCCAGACGATTTAGCAGTAATATTACCAGCATTAAGTCCATTTGTAACAAACAAACCATTAATACGGAAGTAAGAATTGGTTGTTGTGACAGTTCCAGAACCATTGAGTGTCGCCAGTTCTGAAATGGCATTATAGTTTGCATCCAAGCCGTTAACCTGAACAATCAAGCCAGCATCAGTTGCGCCAGATGCACTCAGCAAAACAAGCTGAATAGCTGATGAGGGATAAACATAAGCGCCGCCTGATTGTGTCAGACCTTCCCAAACAGGTCCAAGAGCAGTTGATCCAATTTGAGTTGAATAGCCAAAAATCTCAACAGGTTGATGGTATGAGATTAATCCACGACCAACTTGCAATTCGAATGGTTCATGTTTGCCATTTTTTGTAATCGAATCCCAGACTACGCCTGGTTGAGAAAAGGAAGCCATGATTATTTACCTTTCATTCGTGCAGCGGCTGCATTATCCACCAGATTGGGATATGGCCTACCAGCAGCCCTTGCACGGGCCTTGGCTGATTGTTGTTGCTTGTGGGTTAAGTGTTTTGTGTGATGATCTTTAGGGAGATGCTTTTCCCAGATTGGTTTATCTGTCATTAGCACTTAACTCCCCACTTCTTTAATGCCAAGTTTATTCGGCTATTAGGGTCGTGAGCAGTTTTGGCAGATGTAAGCTTTTCCTTCATCCCACACATTCTTGCCCTAAAGTTTTGATGTCTAGGGTTTGATTCATCTTTTGTAGGTGCTTGCAGATGATGGCCTTCAGCACGGGCAGATGCACGGCCCTTGGCATTTAGCCCACCTGATTCGCTTTTACCCTCTGATCTTTGCCACGCTGGTGACTTTGCCATCTTAACCTCACTGCCAAGCTTAACTTACTTTTGCCATCTGTTTGCAGAACTTAACTACATCCTCGTGGCTGAACTTGGATTTACATGCATTATACATGTAAATGACCATTTGCACATTATCTTTTGTGTATGGTTTTGAACTATCTATCCTATCCAACGAAGGGACCCAGGGGTTTCGGGCATGTTGAAATGCGCCTTTATTCCTTTTACCAAAATCAAACTTAATTCCAGTAACCTCGCATTTACCATTCAAAATCTTTTCAAGAATAAATTTTGAATCAAAGTCGGGTGCTGGCCAACCACGTTCAATGCTTTTCCATTTAACGCGATGAAAAATCTTAGATGCTGTAACGGAAGCAATCTCAGATGACGTAATAACTAACTCATAACAAGTCGTGCAAAAAAACCCATCCAATTTCTTGGATCGGATTAATTTATTAGCCTCTGCACCACATTCGCAGCACTGGGTAGGGCGAGTTTTGGTCAAGCTTCACCCACAAAAGAAAAGCGGGAGTTTCCTCCCGCCTTTTATAGACTAATGCTTAGTCGTTTTCAATGTCTTTGTGGCCCTTGGGGTGTGTACCCTTGTGGGCAGAAGAAAGAGGATGCATGTCTGCACCAACCTTACCACCAGACTTACGAGCCTTACGGCCAGCGTGATGCTTTGCAGCCTCACCGTGAACCGAACCGACGTGCTTAACATGACCTGAGTGGTGATGCATTACATGACCGCCGTGTTTACGCTTTGTACGGCCACCATGCTTACGCTCCTCAGCTTCCTTCACGACGTTCGAATCTTTACCTTCGTAAACGTCTTTAGGAGCCTTGTCTTCCGTCCACTCTTTTTTACCAACCATTGGCCCGCCATCTTTCTTGTGGCCACGGTGGTGATGCGCTTTATGACCCTTCATAAGAGCCTCCTACTACGATGCGTTGTTGATGCCTTGGAGATAGGTCACAGTCAATGTACCCACACCAGAGCCAGTGTTTGCCGAAGTTACCTTAATCTGAACGTCTTGAGGACCGCCAGTTTGGAAGGTACTGTTTGATACGTTATCCCAGTTAGCAATTTGGGCAGCTGTGGAAGGCGTAATAGCCACCAAGCCAGCAGATGCCGCACTTACTGTGTTAGCAGAAAATGCTGTTGCAGCAGTCGTTCCAGCGGTTGCGCCGACGGAAAGAGTAGATGCCACACCTGTAAACGCAGTCGTCACCATCAAATTGATGGAAAGGATCTGTGATTGGGCAGGGATAACAATCGTAGTAGCACCACTTGCTTGTGTCACCACAGCAGTTTGTGCCATCACAACATAGCCACAGTTTGCGGTACCTGTTGTTTCACCAAGGCCAGCAAGGTTGCCCGTGCCATCTGAGTGAACTACGTTACCAGCCGTGATTGGGCCGTTAAACTGTGTACCAGGCCAAACGGATGAACCGTTCGCATTCGGGTAAAACCCACCATTAATATCGGACATTTTGTTTCTCCTTAGTTAGGAGTCTCTCCCCTTGCGAGGAGAGACATGCCGTTATTACGATGTTGGGAATGAACCGTAAATGGCGCGCCAGTTGTAGTAACCGAAGCTATAACGCTCGTAACCCTTAACCAAAAGATTATCAGTCACAAAATCAACTTGCATGTCGGTTTCGAACTTAATGCGTTCCATGTATGACAGACCATCAATGTTTGTCAGCAAGAACCATGCATAGGCTGAAGTCAAGAAGTCGTTCACCATGTATGATTCTGGAAGACCACCGCTGGTCATCATAATAGCATTGACATCGTTGTCAGCTGTACCTGGACGCAATTCTGTCTTTACGAGACGAATTGCAACTGGTTCCAACTGAGGAGGAACGATGAGTTTACGCGCACGGGCAAACACTTTCAGACCAGCTTGATCTTTGAAGTTTGTACGAACTGCAATCATTGCGTTAAGCAATGTAGCTTCGTTCAGATCAACCTGAGTTGAAGGAGTGTTGGCAACAGTACCACCGTCGATAGGATGGGATGTTGAGCAGAGAGCAACGCCGTCACCACCAATTGCAGAATTGTAGGTTGTTGCGGTGTTCAGGATGTTTGCGCCGTAAATTTCCTTGGTTTGCTGGAATGACTCAATCAAGCCAAGGTTTGATGGAGCAAACTGTGTCTTATACAGGTTGTCGTCGATTGCCTTACGTGTAATCGCGTAGCCGAGAGCAATTTCTGTATGCTCTTGGTTGTAGACATAACGCTCACCTGCGCCGTTATCGAAAGATGTCTGTGCACCTTCAGTTTTTAACTGAGCAAGGCCGAGGTAACGCATTTCAGCGGTACGTTCGAGAGCCATTTTCGAATCGTGCTTGGTGAAGATTTTGTCGTACTGAGATGGAATCATCTCGTACTTGCCTTCAACGCCCCGAAGTCCAGGGAGGAGAAGGTCTTTAATGGAACTGAGATTGACAGCCATTGGTCCTTACTCCTTAGACGCCAGTGAAGTTGCGTGTAGCAACGTTGTTGAACGCCACAATCGCCCAATCATATGCTTGGCCATTGGCATAAGCGCCAGGGAAGCCAGCAACGAAAGGTTGATAAATGCCGACAACTTTGAACGGTGCGTTCACGTTGTACGTAGCTGTGTTGAGGGTTGTTGTATCGAGATAAGCGCCAGAAATACCGTTTGCAGTATTGCCTGTGCCAATTGCGAAACCGATGGTTGCGTTAATGTCAGTTGGGAAAGCAAGACCTGTGCTGTCCGTCTGAGCAATAAAGCGAGCATTTGGATCGTTGACGATATAACCAGTGACATAGTTGCCAGAAGCAACGTCGCTGCCAGGCCAATAGTTTGACCAAACAACACGCTTCTGAGAAACTGAAAGATACTGACAGCCAAGGAAAATGCCACCGATGCCGAGAGCGGCAGGTGTTGCACCTGTTGAAGCTGCTTGTGCGTAGGAACCGTCTGATTGTTGTGTTACTGGATCGCCGAAATAAATCGCGCCAGCATTATAGTCAATAACTACAGCAACTTGCTCGTATGTTGGAGCAGAACCGTTGCCACTGTATTGACGGAATCCGAAAGGCGCATTTGTATTTGCCATAACGGAGCCTCCTTATTACAGGAAAGTCCATCATCGCACACCGAGGCGACTTAGAACCAAGGAAGAGTTAAGACCTTCCACGCCGAGGGAAGGGAACCAGACAAGCTGTGTTCACCATTTGTTCTAATATAACTAAGCAATTATGTAAATAGGAATTTTTGCCTATTTATTTAATTTTTGTAAAAGTTGCAGGGGCATTAGCAGGAATTGACCGAATTACTACCCCAGCCAGGTCAAGAACCGCTTTTCGAAATTCGGGATTCTCGACATTATTCATACCAGATAATAATAAATATGTGGCATAAACCCGTTCAGCAACCGAATCATAAAAGCGCGGATGCCGCTGTTCCTCTACAGGTTCGAAGAAAAAATCGTCGTCCAGATCGTCATTAACTTCCGTGGACATCTTCTGGCTCCCGTCCTGTAGCGATCCAATCGTCGCTGACTGGATCGGGCATTTGAGGTTCTGGATTACGCGCAGGGTGACTTGGTGAACGACGCACATAACCCGAAGAAACTTGCCTATCAGTGTACTTCTGAAGTTTGTTTAAGTCATCCATAATATGCAGCATGGCAATTAATTCATCCGCCATATGAATTGATGCATTTTCTAAATTACCATATTTTTTTGTAAATTCGGCAACAAGGCCAGTAGCCAAGCTATTAACCATAATAAATCCCTCTGATAGAAAAGGGGGCTGATTTGCCCCCTTCTCAGTAGACCACAATTACTTGTCGGAGGGAATAGGAATTGGTTCGTACCCATGAGAAATTTTAGGGCGAACCGAAGCGTGATCGCGACCAAATTGTCCATCTGGAGCGGAAGCAAGCTGGCTTTCTTTGGTACGGACCTGATTACGGGCATTGCGGTAATCAATAGCCCGCATTTCATCCGTAATTTCTTTAGGACGTTCCATAAGAACCATACCCTTACGCTCAATATGACCAGTTGCGCCAGGAGGCATCATTTCTGGGTGGCGAGATGCGGGTACAGGTTCCCATCCAGTGCGGCGAAGCGCAACAGTATAAGCAGGGTTTTCCTGCCCCAATACCTTCTGCGTCTTCCACTCATAGGACCAACCATCTGGG